ATGTCATAAGCAATGTTGGCCGCATCGGTAAGGGTGACAATGTTGCCGCGAACTCCACCAGTGACGGTTTGTCCGTTAGTCGTTTCACTCAGCAATAAGTAGCTGGCAAAGCCCAACGCTCCAGAGCCGTCAGTCTTTAGGGCCTGATTCGCGCTGCCGTCAGCCGCTGGCAGGGTCAGCGTGTAGTTAGAGGAGATTGTGGCGGGAGCCTCTAAGGCCACATAATTGCTGCTGTCTGCATCAGCAAAACGCACATCAGATCGCGCGTTCAGCGTGATGTCACCCGTAAAAGTCGCACCAGACGCACTGACTAGGCCAAAGTTCGTCGATGCCGTTCCAAGGGTAATAAACCCGTCATTCGCGGCATTGCGTATCTTCAGCGTTGCCGGTGTGGTGCTGGTGTCCAGAAACACCATATGAGCAACTAAGTTGCCCGGTGCTGATGAACCGCTGTTAAGCGTTTGGATCGCTCCAAGGATTGAGTTCAGCTCAGTACGGAATGCACTGCCGCTTTGGTTAGCGAGTGAATAGTCGGTTGCCTGAGCCATTAGGTGATCTCCTTGCCGTGCCCAACGGCTTGATAATCAAATGTCCTGTCCACAATGCTACCGCCAGACGCCTTAAAAGTAATGGTGAAGCCGGTCCTGCTCACACTGCTCAGTTCAAAGAAATCCCCCGTCGCCATGTTGGTTGCCGTAATCGTGATGCTTGGCGTGCTGTAAAAGGCAGACGGGAACGTCACCGCTTTTGCTCCAGTGCCGCTAGTAATGTTGCGTTGCTGCTCAGTCCGGCGCTGCAGTTTCACCGACACGCCAAGGGTCTGCACAACGACATCCTGCGAGTCGTTAGAAGTTTCCATCTCAACTTTGAACTGGAAGCCACGCCCACGTTTGGTTGAGTTGGCAAACGGCTCCCAAGTGCCATAGGTAGGCGAACCGCTGGGGTCGTCGTTGGTAGACCTTGAATACAGCTCAGCGTTGGTTTCTGACAGGTCGTCAGCGTCAATGTCGTTCCAAGTGTCGATGTTGTTTGACCGCGAATCCCAGAAGTCGTCAGGGTTGATCGTGTTGATTTTTAGGTTGGCAAGCAGCTCAACGTCATACTTCGCGCCAAGGTCAAGCGTGTTAGCAAAAATATAGCTGCCGACCGAAACCACATCACCAAAAAAGTCGATGTTGGTAACGCTGTCAAAGTCAGTGATGTCATCAATTTTGCCGTCAGCCTCAAGCGTGATGCCGCCTTCCGTGACGCTGTTGAACGCCTGTGAAAACGTGCCAGTGAAATTAGGACTTTCGGTGTAGGTCTGGACGACCTCTAAATCCTGCGGCTCTGGTAGCTCAATCTTGACCGTAGGGATCCCCGTCAAAGGCGCGTAGTTGCCAACGGAATCCTTGGCGCGAACAAGATAATGGCCATCAAGCAACGGCACGATCTTGCGCGTCGTGCTGCCGTTGACAGATGGTGTGATCTTTTCTGACTGAGCCCACTTGATGTCGCCAGTGGTTCGTGGGTTATGGCGGATCTCAATCGTGCCACCAATTCTCACATCAAGGTCAGTTGCCTCAGGCCAGTGCAGCTCAGCCGTGTGCTGATCAATCGGCGTGATGTTCAGGCTTGCAATGTTGCTTGGCGGACTGCTCTTGCCGACAGCGTTGATGGTTGCAGTTGTGGCAGAGCTAAACCGCTTACCTGTTCGCTCAACGTCTAGGTCATAGCCAACAGCACGAACAGAGACGTAATACTGACCAACTTGCGAATCGAGAATGTCATAGCCGGTGCCTGCGACAAAAACTGTTGTTGAGTTGTCGGCATCCAGTCTGTATTCAACCTCGTATTCATTGGCGCGTACTGACTGCTGCCAGTTCACTGTGATTCGCTGCAGAACCTTGTCGCCCTCTTCATAGAGGACTTCCTCTAGCTGCAGGTTTGTGACCGGATCCGGCTTTTCGCCAAGCTGCGAAACAGTACGAGCGCCAAACGTAAAGCTTGAATCTTCAATAATGTCGTACTTATTTCGCTCGTGTGCTGCTGCAGTGACTAAATAAACGCCCTCACCTTCCTCAACAGTCAACACGCGCCATTGCGTCAAATTGATGTCTGAATATCCGATATTGAATGGTGCGCCTGCTGCTGGTGCTTTTCTTGCCTCAGACAAAGCATTTAGGGCAGTGCCAAGGGTGACGGTGTTGCCAACAATGTTTGAATTTGGAACCTGAATGTAGTTGCCGTCTGTATCAATGCTGTGGAACACAAAGTTTGACGGCGCATTCGCTCCAAACATCTCAGTGTCACTTCGATCTAGTTTGATCTGCGTGATGGTTGACCCAGACGTAACGCGACCAGCTACAACGCGGCCCGTGCGCACAGGATCGCTGATTTTGATGTAATCGCCAGGACGAACCTTGATGCCTGCTGCTATGTCGGTCTGGAAGCTGCAAACCTCAGTTTCACGATGGCTCGTGTAAAGGAACCATTTACCCAAGCGGCGAGCCTGTGCCCTACTGGTGCAAGCAAAGGCGTCAATCTCTTGCTTGTTGTACCCGTACTTATCAAGGAAATCGACGTTTGGATCTGAGGAGTTGATGAACTGACTATTGATCTCAACCAGCTCTTGACGGAAGTCCCGAGCGGTCATGTCGAAGTATCTGACCGCAACGCAAGTCGGGCGGCCCTTCATGCTGGAGCCGGAATAGCTGAAGCCCTCCTGCGTGACGTTTGACTGGTTGAAGATGTAGCTGAAATCTTCGGGGCGGTCATGGGCCAATGCAATGCCGCCTGCTTCCCAGAAAGGCATGGCGCGGAACACAGAGCACAGCTGCTGAATCAGCTTGTATGCGTCACCCTGCGAGTTGATTAAAACGTTGCAACTAAAACGCGGCTCTTGCCCGCCAGCGTTATTGCTGACTAAACCGCCGCAGTATGCGCTGGCCTGCTGAAAGCTATAAACATCAAGATTGCTAGCAACGTCAGTTGTTCCTTCAAACTGATCGCCAGCTTTTGCCTCAGCCTCTGTGCGCTCTGCAGGCGTGAGAATGTACGAACCAAGCCCGTAACGGGTGTTGGTTAGCAGGTCATACAAGATCCACGCAGGGTCGTTGCACCATTCCCGTGCCGCCTTAAATGATCCGTTGTACGTTCCAGAGTACGAAAGTGAGCCGTCAGCTCTGACAGTTGCATTGTGCGGGATACGGATCTTTAAGCCCCTGATGCGATATGTCCGCCTAGGAATGCTTGGGAACTGCTGCGCGTCAAACTTAAAGCCGAAAACTACGCTGTTTGGATAGCGCGTTTTATCAGTAATAATCTGGACGTAGTTATACCAAATAAAAGTATCAGTAAGCGTTTCGCTGTCGGGTCTTACGCTCTGCGAAGTTCTGATAACGCGAATGTTTATTGGGTATTTTGCGGTGTTATTTACTATGTTGCCGTCTGAGTTGGTTGTTTTTGTGTCAAGAACAATCGGGTGCGTTCGTTGATACAAGTCGGGCGTGAAACCGTTAATCTGAAAGTTGCCATCACCTAGATAGCCTTCGTTATCAACAGTGTCAGTGCTGCCTTCGATAGGAACGTTGGTAAACCCTGAGTCACCGTTGTATTGAATTTGTATCTTGTATCGCAGAGCAAGACCCTTTACGTCACCGCTTTTTTTGACTCTTTGCAAAGACGGAACGCCAACTGTGATGTTGACTTGATCAATATCAACATCGGTGATTGTCTTGGTGACAGGTGAGCCGTCGCTTTTGTGGATAGTTTCATCCCCACTGCTGCCCGTTGTACTGCCTTTGGGAACTTCAGTGTTGACCTGTACTGTGCTTCTGTTGGTTGAGTTTGTGAACTCAGTCAACGTGCCTTGATCTTGAGTGCCCAGCTGGACCTGAAAAACCCCTTGGTCAACATCAAAGTTCAGGTGTTCTTTTATGTTTGCGTCACTAAGTTTGCTGCTGTTACTAACTTCTGCGTTAGGCCCCAGAACTGGAGTGTTATTAAAAAACACGTCCTTAAGCGCACCAATCGCGTACTGATCAGGGACAAGGTTGTGGCTGATTTTTACGCCATCAGGGTGCTTAGCATTAGGGAAGCCCTCGATCTCGCCTTCGCACAGCAAGTCAACAATTTGGGCCTTTTGCCTGGAATTAAGATCGTCCTTTGGCATTTTTAGTTGACCTCAAGATCAGCGATCAAGCCGGTGCTTAAGACCACGCTACCGACAATCATCTCCCCGTAAACGACAGGCACAGGGATGCCTTCTTGGCTTACGTTTTGCAGGCCAGAAAAGGCAAAGCCGCCACTAGGGTCTGCCTCGCCAGGGTCAAACTGTTTCGGCACAGGCGTGAGCATCGTTGCGATGCCGCCAAGCGTTAACGCAAGGCCAATGTTGCCTGCAGCAGAAGCCAATGCTGATGCGCCTGTGAATCCAAAAACACCGCCTTGGCTAGCCGCTCCAAGTGACAAGCCTGTGCCCCCAGAGGCAATAGCAACACCAATCAAGGCCGCACCAGCAAGAATCGCGCCAAGACCACGCCCGCCCGCACCAGACACAACAGGAATCACCTTCACCACATCAGCATCAGCCAGTGGGTAGTGCAGCTGTTCAGGATGGTCCGCTAACTGCAGGTCAAACTTGCCAACAGCCACCTTGTAGTAACCGTCCCGCATCAAGCTGCGTAGCTTTGGAAAATTACACAACAGAAACTTGATTGCATCAGCAGGGACGCGCACCAATGCTTCAAACACGCTCTGACCGCAGTGCTCTGCCAAGTGCCCGTAAACCTTGACCGTGCGGAGCATCTGCCGTCAGCCGCTATACCTAACGATTCTACCCGTGACTTTCTGCCAATACCCATCCCAGTAATCCCGAGAAGAGAGCCTGCCTTGCAGTTGATGCAGCATTTTGCCCTCCCCGATATAGACCGCAACGTGGTTTAAGCCGCGACAACCATCGAGGCGCATAAACAGCAGATCACCTTTTTGGGGCTCAGCAGAATCCGTTTCGACAAAGCCTGTGTCTGCAAAACAATCCTCAAACATCGGAGACTGGCGGAACAGCTCTGAACTTGCAGGTCGTTGCCAATCCCGCAGCTTGATGCCGAGCGTCTGCCGATACCAATCACGCACAAGGGTCCAGCAATCAGATACACCCCACACCCATTCACGCCCCACCAGCGGTGCTTCATAACCAGAAGGCTTGATGCTGCACCAACGCTCGTCTAGCAAACTGACGATGTGCCAAGGCAAGCCAAACTGTTCGCACGCCATCTTGTCCGCTTCGCTAGCGACCGCAGGCGTTTCAGGGTGACTGTGAACAATGGCAAGAATTGTTCCAGTGTCTTCAGCCGTCGCATAGTCGAACGGGTCAAGAATGAAAAAGTCATCCTCAGTTGAGACGTTCTTGCAGGGCCAGTACCGCTGACGTCCTTTGACGACGACCAGCAAACCGCAAGCCTCACGCGGTGCATCTTCTTTTGCGTGTTGGAGCGCAACCTGCTGCCAGTCCTGCATCAGTTGTTTTGACCAACGCTTGGGAATGATCCGAACGGCAAATCTCCGCCGCCAAACCGCAGCTTGCAGTCATCCAAGGTCTTACCGCATTGGCCGACAACATCAGGCGGATAAGCAACACCAGCAGTAATGGTCTGCTCTACTTCCGGTTCACTGTTGATTACAAGGCCAGACGACCAAGTGATGTCTGAGCCGTCAGTGTCTGAAATGACAAGGTTGCCGTCATCCTGCAGCCGCAGCTGCTTTCCTGTAAACGCAGTGGTGTCAATTTTCAGAAGAATCCCTGATTCAGTCAACGTGCCAGCCACAGGGTGGTTGTTTCTGAACGGGTTGCCGCTGCCTAAAGAAACTTTGGCCTCAAAGATCTCGCCACGACGGAACAAACCAGTTGCTGAGTTAAAAGCAACTGCGGTGTACTCGTTCCAAGCTCTTGGCTCTCCGGTGTAATGCGTAGCAGGCAGGTTGTTGGCACGGAGCGTGAATGTCACCGTGATCGTGCGAGCGCCTAGCTCTGGATCGGTATGGCTGAATGTTTTTTGCGCTGTTGTTGTGTTTCCAACTTGCCCGGAGCTTGGTTGGCTACCAACTAGCTCATAACCCAACGCACCAGCTCTACCGCCATATACGTTTGCAGGCACAAACTGATTTGCACCATCAACCTGATAGAAACTTGCGCCAGACGCTGTTGCAGCACGATGTGTGCCCGTGTTCCAAATAACAGAACCGCCTGCGTAATCATTACGAGCTAAGGCGTTGTTGTAGATAACAAGGTTGCCATCGTTCTGCATTACAAGAACATAATCACCCAACGGGTTAATAGTATTTGTCGCCCACTTCGCATATTTAGTAACAGGCTCAGGCTTTGTGTAAGTAACAAAGTTGCCATCACTTTGCATCACAGCCGTGAAGAACCCGTTAGACGACACCAAAGATTCGCCTACTGCCAAGGTACTGCCAGCCAACAGCTTGTCCGCTCCAGACGTGTAGGTGTAATTAACAGCAGACGTATAGGTAACTGATTGGCCTATAGGCGTGAAATCTGCCGTGCCGGTATAACCGCACTCTTTGCCGCGATACTTCCACTGGCAAAGGTTTTGCATCACCAATCGTCGCGGTGCCCTTGCGTTCGCAAGATCCAACGACGACACCATCTCAAACTCGACAAAATCGCGAGTCTCAGCAACCTTGCGATCGATGTAGTAAATCTCTTGCGGCATTTGCGCCGCGTCGTCTGTGCTTGGGTTGCCGTAAGGGTTGACGCCGTTCTCCCAGTTGCTGCCGTCAAGAAAGCGGCTCAGAGTGCGGATCCTTGTGACCTGTGCGCCGTTAAGGTCATTGCCTGGCGTCACTTCATTTACGCCAAGCAAAAGCTGGGTGATGTTGCTGTTTAAGTTGGCAACACGGATGGTGGGGCGAGGCAAGCCGCCATCACCTTTGAACTCAAAACCTGTCGCTTCAATAGGCAACGGCAAGTAAGTATGGCCGTTGTAATAAATCGAATAGGCGCTAACGATATCGTCAGTGTTTGTCGGCTCTGTCGTCTTGCGGTTGCGCCCAGCGTGAAAATAGTATTCATTGTCTGAGCCGTGCATTGACTCAAACGTCTTTAACTGGAACAGCTCAATAATTGCAAACGGCCCGGAGCTAAGCAGCTCTTCATAAACGTTGCCTTCGCTCATGGCTCAATGACTTCTTGGAACGTAGCTGTGATTGTTGCCCTGTTTAAATACGGTATGGACTTCGACCAGTCTTGGCAAATCCACTTGTAGGTCTCTGAATCATCCGGTGGCGACCACTCAAAGTGTTCCGCCCCACCGCGAGCTTCAAGGAAGGTTTCAATGGTGTCCGCGTCAGTTTCTGACACCTCAAACTTCAGGCTCCAAGTCTTTAGGTCAGTGTTCAACCCAAAGCGCAGACGCTGACTGTAGCCATCACCAAACTGGACGTTTCGCACAGTCGGTCTGCTGCGCTTGCTTGCCCCGTAAGTCGGGTTGATCGAAGGAAAGGTAGCCATCAGCGGGTAAGCAGACCACCAGGCCGCTTCTGTTTAATCAATTCTGCCTGCACTGCCTGCCCAATCAACCGACCAAGCTGATCTGCGTTGCCTTGGTTGCCCTGGACCTCGGTGCCAGAAGCATCAACGTTGACGACAACGCTGGTGCTGCCCATTGCACCGTTAGGGATAATCGTGCCTGCGCGGTCAGGAACAAACAGCTCAGGGCCACGTTCGCCAACAAGCGCAGCTTTGCCGACTGGTGGTCGTCCACCTTTTGCGAAGGCACTTGAAAAATCCAACCCCGAAGTCATCGGGGTGGCAGCCTCGCCAATGGTGAAACCACCGGGGCCAGCAGTTGATGCACCAGCTCCAAAGAAAGAGCCAACAGCACTCAACAACATTCCGCCAATACCACCTGAGCCTTTTTGGCCCATGATTGCGGTTTCCAGCATTTGGTTGGCAATCTTACGCAACATGCTGCTAGCAACCTGACCCAAGGTTTTGGTGCCTTCGATCATTCCTTGAATGCCAGTGATAATCTCATTATTTATGGTGTCAGCCATTGACTTGAATTCTTCGCTTAGCTTGTTTGTTTCTGGAATAAGTTCTACGAGCTGACCATTAAACTTCATGGCAGCGTCAAACTGACTGCGAACTTCATTTGTGATGGCTTGGTTTTGCTCAAGGCTTAGTTGCTCAAGCTCACCCCTAAGGGCAGCCACAAGATTGCCTCTTTCTTGCTCTGACAAGGATTGAGAAAATAAAGTGGCAAAATCTCTTTGCACCTTTGCCCGCTTAGAAGCAAACTGAAGCCTTATCTTTTCGACGCTGTTAGTTTCTCGCAGGATCGCAAGCTCTTCTTGAGACTGGAAGAACCTGTCTTTAGCTGCAATCCTTTGTTGATCAATTTTTTCAAGACGTCTTTTCTCTTCGCTAGAAAGCGCAGTGGGTCGAGGCTTAGGCTTGGGCTTAGTCTTGTCAGGCGGGGCCGGCGCTGCAAACATGCCAAGCTCTTTCTGGAACAGCTCAACTAAAGCCTCATCTCTATCTCTTCCTCCAAAACGAGCGGCAACATTCGCAGTATCAATAAGTTCTTGTACGCGTTCTGCGCCAAACAACTCATTAACACCTTTACGCGTATCACGGAACGTTAAAGCATTTACGAAGCTTGCAGGATTCCTGCCGGCTTCTATATCTCGCCGTGCTGCGACCGCAGCGGGCTTTGTAGCTTGATCGATAAGACTATTTATCTGGCCAAGAGTTTGAGCAATTAAACCACCAATATAATTTATTGGACCGTCAAGATTTTCAATTAACGTAGCTAGCTCTCTAAAAGATGCCGCCATTTCTGGCACAATTTCACGAGACAATGCAACTTGCACGTCTTCAACAGCGTTTTGAAAATCTTTGATTGCCGCAGCAGGGCCTTTTAAGGCATCAGCCAACTGGCCTGCTCCCTCGCGTTCTACACGTCCGAGCGCAGCAATGACAATTTCACTCGTGATCTCTCCCTCTTCACCAAGCTTTTTAAGGGCTCCAACGGTGACGCCCATTTCTAAAGCGATTGCCTGTGCAATCAAAGGAGCTTGCTCAAGGATCGAGTTGAGTTCTTGCCCTCTCAACACGCCACTACCAAGAGCCTGACTCAACTGCAGGAACGCACCAGCGGATTCAGACGCAGTTGCACCAGCAAGAATCGTGGCGGTATTGAAGCCAGCAAATGCAGTCTCAATAGTTTGCATTGACAGGCCCATGGGGCGCAGTCGTGCAATCAAACGCGAAAGCTGAACGTTTGCTTCCGTTTGGCTGAGATTGAATTTATCGGCTGCACGTTGGGCTGCTGCCTGCGCTTCAGCCGTTTCACCAAATCGCTGTGTCAACAAGCGAAGACGACGCTCAGACTCGTCCCTTCTGATGCCAGCCTGCAAAGTTGCCTGAGCTGCACGCGCCGCCCCAAATCCAATAGCCAACCGCCGCAAACCAGCAGCAAGCCCATTATTTGTTTTTTTTGCGTTCTCTGCCGTCCTGTTGGCTGACCTGAGTTTTGTTTCGTATTTTGCTATTTCGTCGCCAAGCTTGTTGTAAAGACTGCCGTTAAATTTGACCCTTACCTGCAAGTCACGCAACGCTTTAATTTGCGAGCGCATTGCTTGCTCGCTATTCCTCACCTTGGCTGCTAGAACCCCCTGAACTTGCGACAGCTTGGGGAGACTCTGTTGTGTAGCCTCAACGCTGGCTTTTACTCCCCTAGACGCTTCTGTGACTTTCCTGAGAACGTCTTGTGTCTTTTCAAGGGTTTGATTTGTTTTTTTTGCTGCCTGATCAACTGCACGAAAAGCTTTCAGGGGCTGTGAAAACCTGACGATCAGGTCAACTGTTGAGGATTGATTCACAGCAGGCCCTCCAGTTTCCTAATACTACCGCCGACTGCGCTTGGCGCGATCCATTGCTTTCTCCTCTTCCTCGCGCTTGATCTCGTAATACGCAGCAAAATGCACAAGCTCCGCATCGGTCAATTCCGTGCGAAGCCTGCTCACAGTCATCCCCAACTCGCAGGCCAGGTGAAACTCAAACAGAGTCCACTTGTCCTGCTTCAGTCGTTTTTTGCCTCGTCCATATCGACGTCCTCACCGATGCCAAACAAGAACAGTTCAATCTCGTTCAGCACGCTTTCAGGCAGCTGACGCTGCAGCTTTGCCGCATCAGCCGCCGCAAAGGCTTTGCTGCCATCTTCAAGCTCTGCCATCTGACACAGCATCTGCGTGCTGATGTCCAATGCCTCATCAGTGCCTGACAAAGCCTGAGCCTTCTTGCGATCAGCCCGTGTGATCGGCTTAAAAAACAGATCCACGACCTTTTCACCGGCCGCGTTCTTCAGTTCAAACTTGCGACGCTGGTTGAGGTCAAAAGCCCCAACCAGCAAGTCAACAGTGCGATTTGCAGCAGGCATTTAAGCGACACATTTGTCACTCAAACTATAGCCTTATCACTCAAGGTTAGAAGTAATGGTGCTGCTAGTGATGAAGTTGCAAGTTACAACCACAAGCTCACCGACAGTAGAAGTGATCTCCATGTCAGTAATGATTCCACCAAACGAAACCGAATCAGTTCCGTTTGTGTTGCCAGTGGTGAACAACTCGAAGGACGCATCCGCTGCGTCGCCAGTTTTCACGATGTCCTCAATGAAACCAGCCTGACCAGTTGCGTCGGGGTCATACACCAACTCAACAGTGCCGGAGCCACTTACAAGGCTGCCAACAAACTGCCGAAAAGTGTTTCCGTGGACAGTGGTGTCCAAGGTTTCTTTGGTGATTGACAGACTCCAGCTGCGAGTGCCGACAACTTGGGCAAGACTGCCGCTGCCGGTCTCAAA